ATGCTCACTGAACGGCAGATCCGCGCGCTCAAGCCGCGCGAGAAGGACTATGTCACCTCCGACGGACGCGGCGCGCGGGGGGAGGGGGTGTTGGTGCTCAAGGTGCGGCCCAGTGGCACCAAGGAGTTCTATTTCCAGCGCCACGTGGGTGGGGCGAAGAAGCTGACCAAACTGGGCAACTGGCCGGACTTGTCCCTGACCCAGGCGCGGGACAGGTGCCGGACGGAGGCCGAGGTGGTGGTGAGCGCCGGGACCTTCCAGGAGTTGCTGTCGGCCTATGTGGCCAAGCTGGAGGGGGAGGGCGCGGCCTCGGCCGGTAACGTGGCCTGGTCGTTTCGCCATTACGTCAGCGAGCCCTTTCCGGAGTTGGTGCGGCGGCCGGCGGCGCTGGTGGGACCGGCGCAGATCCGCGACATCCTCAGCCGGATGATCGACCAGGGCGTGACCACCTATTGCAACCGGCTGAGATCCCAGTTGCATGCGGCTTTCCAGGTGGGCCTGGAGCAGGAGTACAACCCGCGCAGCTATCTGCAGGTGAAGGTGCGCTTCGGCTTGCAGAGCAATCCGGTGGCGAGCATTCCGGTGCAGGAGGATTGGGAGCAGCCGGGCGACCGGGCCCTGTCGAAGGCGGAGTTGCGTACCCTGTGGCAGCTGTTGCCGGAGCAGCTGTCCCTGACCACCGCCGAGCTGATCCGCTTTCTGATCGCCGCCGGCGGGCAGCGGCCGGAGCAGTTACTGGCGTCGGAGCGGGCGCTGTACCAGGACGATCACCTGGTGATCCGCAGCACCAAGGGCCGGGTGCAGGGCGAGCGGCAATTGCATGTGGTGCCCTTCAATACGCCGATGCGCCAGGTGTTGCAGACCATGGCGGAGATCGATGCCAACGGCGCCTATCCATTCCAGGGCCGCGTGCCGGGGCAGCCGCTGAATGTGCAGTCGTTGTCGCGGGCGGTGACTCATCTCTATCGCCGCCATGCCGCGGAGTTCACCGCGCCCTTCACCCTGCGCGACCTGCGACGGACCTGCAAGACGCTGATGGCCAGCGCGGGCCTCAGCAAGGAATTGCGCGATCGCATCCAGGGCCATGCCTTCAACGATGTCTCTTCCAAGCACTATGACCGCTACGACTATTTCGCCGAGAAGCGCGCCGGGCTGGAGACCTGGGCGGACTGGTTAGAGAAACACATCAGCCACTGAACGCTGCTTCAGGCCGCACCGTCGGCACTCCAGCGCATGGGGTCGACCTGCCAGGCGGCGATCGCCGATTCGCGCCAGCCGACGCGGCCGGCGCTGAGGTTCACCGGGCTGGGGAACTGCTTGGCCTTGATCGCTCGCCAGAGGGTGGCGCGCGACAGGGAGGTGACCCGCAGCACCTCGTCCTCGCGCAGGAATCTATCCAGTTGGGGCATGGTGCTCTATCTCCTCGGGTGGCCGGCACGGCCGGCGGCGGTCGGGGTACGCGACGGCTGCCGCGGGGTACGTGGGGTGGCGTGCTTCATGCCGGACTCCGGCTGGCCGGGCGGCCATGCTCGGCGGGGCTGTAGTGGGGATTGGCGAACACCCAGCAGCGCACCTTGTCCGGACGGTCTTCCAGCGGATTGCGCTGCCGCTGCAGGGCGCGGATGCGGCTGGTGACCACCTTGTTGTCGATGAATCTGAATTGGCGGCTGTCCTTGAGCAGTTCGCGCAGGGTGCCCAGGTCGGCCAGGCGCTGGCGGTGCTCGGCGGCGCGCTCGACGAATTCGTTGAGGTTGATGGCGATCTCCCAGCCGTGGAGGCTGTGGTTGACCACCGGATCGCCGCTGAGCGACTGCAGGTAGTCGTAGACCTGCCAGAACTCGACGACCGCCGGGTGATCGGCACTGATGGCGGCCTGGCGCTCCAGGGCGATGCGCACCAGGGCGCGCTGGGTCTCGGCCACCATGCCCGGTGGCAGTTCCACCACCAGGCCCAGGCCGTCGAGCAGGGCCAGCAGCATGGCGTGGTTCTTGACGATACGTTCGATGCGCAGATGGCCGACCAGCTCGTTCTGGCAACTGCGGCAGCGGTGGTCGTTGGCCGCGAGCGGGGCGCCGCAAGAGAAGCAGTTGTCGCCCAGGCGGCGCAGCTTGGTCTCGTAGCGAGGAAAGGCCTCGTGGAACAGCGCCAGGACCTCGGCCTCGCGGCGAGTGGCCAGCAGCAGGAAGTGGCTGAGGGCGGCGCCGTCCATGCGGCTCAGGCTGTCGGCGGCGGCGCGGCTGGCGTCGGTCAGTACCGGGCGGGTGAAGTGCAGCTTGACGATCCGCGTGAGGATGGCCTCGGAGGCGCTCACCGGGGCGTTCTGGCTGATGGCGATGGTGCCGCGGAACGGCGGTTCGTAGGTCTCGTTGCCGGCGGTCTTCATGCCGCGGGTACGCAGGGTGCCGCCGCCGAAGAAGTCCTTGAGTTCATCCCAGTCGAAGCTTTTGGCGTGGGCCTTCTCCGGGTCGTTGCGGTCGCCCTCGATGAGCACGATGGGCATGCCGGCAACCTGGCCCATGGCGCGGCTACGGCCAGCGGTGGAGGACTTGGATGGGTCGAAGCCTTCGTAGCCCGCCCGGCCGAACAGCTTCCAGAGGAAGGTCAGCAGGGTGGTCTTGCCGGCGCCGGCTTCGCCGGTGGCTTCCAGGAAGGGGAAGGACTGGTAGCGGGCACGCAGCTGCTCGGCGAACAGCGAGCCGAACCAGAAGGTGAGGGCGGTCAGGCCATTGCTGCCGAAGCAGGTCCACAGCAGCGGCAGCCAGTCGTGGCGGTAGTCGCCGGCGGCCGGATTGGGCCTGAGGCCGATGGTTTTCTGCAGGGTCTTGAGGCGCAGCCGGCCGAAGTCGAAATAGTCCTCGTCGTTGACCCGGTGCAGCTGGCCATCGCGCACCGCCAGGTCGCCGAAGACGTAGCAGCCGTGCTCGCGGCTATAGCCGACGTAGTCGATGGTCTCCACGGTCTTCAGGCCGAACAGCTGGTCCTTCATGATCTTGTCCAGCTGGGTGCCGCTGCCGGTGAAGACGGCGCCGGCGGCCATGCCCAGCAGGCGCTTCTTGAATTCGCTGGCGGCGGCGACCTGGGCGCCGGTGAAGGTGTTCTTCACCGCCGGGCCGTCGTGGGGGAAGTCGACGCGGAAGTAGTACCAGGATTCGTCGGTGATCTCGTTGCGCTGGAAGTAGAGGGCCTGGGGCGCGCAGTTGGCGATCTCCACCACGTTGCCGGCCAGGCGCATGGCCTTGTCGCGCTGCTGCTGGCTGGTGAGCTGGCGATCCTCGTCGCGCTCGGATTCCTCGAGGTGGGTGAGGGCCTTGTTGTACTTGTCCAGGTCGAGCTTGAACCAGTAGAGGCGATTGTCGAAGGTGAAGTGGAATTCGTGGCGCTCGCGCCATTCGTAGAGCAGCACGGCCTTTTCGCTGGCGGTCTCGGCCAGCAGCAGGGCCCCGTGATGACGGGCTTCGGCCAGGTCGCGGTCACGCTGTTCGGTACGCGTCGCCGCCTCGGGCTCGAAGGCCCAGCGCTGGTGCAGGTCGTTCCAGTCGACCTTGCGCCCCGGCTGGGGGATCTGCGCGGCGGTGCAGGGGTAGCCCAGCGCCCGGGCCTGGCGCACCCAGCGCCGGGTGTAGCGCTGGGCGCCGGGTTCGTTGTCCAGCGCCCAGACCAGCCGCGGCAGGCGACCGCCGCGTAGCCGCGCCAGCTCCTGCAGCGATTCTTCCGGATAGGCGTTGCTGCTCATGGCCGAAACCGCGGCGAGGCCGTGGTGGCGCAGGGCGATGGCGTCGAAGATGCCCTCGACGATCCACAATTCCTCGACCTGCAGCAGATCCAGGTCCGGTGGGCACCACCAGACGCCCCTGTAGCTGGCGCCGGGCTGGAAGCGGGCCTTCTGCTTGCCGAAGCGCGCCGGCCGGTCGATCAGCCGTTCCCAGTAGCCGCCCTTGGCCAACGGGAAGCGCACCGTGGCCGAGCCGATGCCCTGGGCGCGGTCCCAGTAGGTTTCCTGGCTGTACCAGCCCTTGATCAGGCCCAGGTCGAAGCCGCGGGCGAATTGCAGGTAGCCGTCGGCGCTGGCGGCCGGGGCCGCCGCGCTGGGCTTGAAGCGCTCCGACCAGTCGTCGAAGAGGTCGGCGAACAGCTCCTTGACGTGCCAGCTCTGGCCGCACTTGGCCTCGCGACCGCATTTCACCACCCAGGGGGCGTCGTAGTCGGTGAACAGCTCGCGCTGGTGGCAGGCCGGGCATTCGCCCTTGCGCAGGTAGTGGGTACCGGGGCTGAGCTTGAGCCCGAGTTCGCGTTCGAGGCGTGGCAGCAGGTCGGCGCGCAGTTGCGGATCCATGGGGTAGCGGCTCAAGGGTTCACCTGTGCATCCGCGGTGAGCTCCCGCACCAGGCGCAGGGCACCCTGGGGCTGGCGCTCGGCGTCATGGGCGAGGATCTGAAAGCTGCGAGCGATTTCGCGCAACTGAGCGCAGCTGTAGGCCTGCTGCACCTGCAAGAGCGGCAGGTTGAAGACGATCCGCGGTGGCTGCTGGGGCTCGCGGGACAGGGTGACATCGAGGCACAGCTTCACGGGCGCTGCTCCAGAGTGCGTAATTCGGCGCGCAGGGCGCGGGCGGTATCGGCCACGGCGGCCAGGGCCGGGTGGTCGTGGTGGATGCGCCAGCGCCGCAGGGGCCCTGCCGGGACCGTGCGATAGCGGTCGTCCCACCAGTGCTCCTGCAGACCGGCGCGATACTGGGCGGCCAGCCAGCGCAGATAGGCGCGGGCTTGCGCCGGGGTGAGCTGGAGCGGAATGCAGAGGTCGGCAGGCATCGTCTTTCCCCTCTTCAGGGCGCAACTCGCCCCTACCCACGCAAGGTGGGCATACCGGGGACGTGGAGGCGGGCGGTTTAGCGGCTGGAAGGGCGTGCGGGCGCTTCGATCAGGGCGGCGGAGATGTCCGCCACCGGGATGCGATAGCGCTGGCCGTGCGGGTCGACCAGTACCAGGTGGTCGGCGCTGCTGGCGGCCAGGTCGAGCCAGGGGCCCTGCGCTTGGGCGTCACGCCGGCGACGGAAGCCGGCTGGGACCAGGTCGTGGCGGGTCATGGCGTGGGCTCCTCGAGCGGATCCAGCAGGTCCTTCTGGTTGCTGGTCATGCGGCTGGCCTGGGTGGCGGCGCGCTTGATCTTCGAGGGTGCCAGTGGCAGCACCAGGCGCGGCGCCTGTAGTCCCGAGGGGCTGAGCTGGTAGTCGATGGTCTGGGTACCGCCGAAGGTGGCACCACAGGCCAGGTTCTTGCACTGGTACCACAGCGAGCGGAAGCAGGGGGTTTCACCCTTGCTGCAACGGATCACCAAGGGACCGTTGCAGGCGGGGCAGACCAGACGGAATTCACTCATGATGGGCGGACCTCCGGGAGGCAGGGCTGACGGGGTGGTTCAGGGCGACGCTCACGTCTGGGGCGCATCGGTGGCCGTGGCTGGCGTCGGCTTGATGCCGAGCAACACGGCGCTGCGGTGGGCCTCGCCGCGCAGGCATTTCTTCTGGCCGTTGAGCACCGCATAGACGGTGCTGGGGTTGAGTTGGTGGCGCAACGCGAACTCCTTTACGGAAATACCCTGGAGTTCCAGGCGCGTTCGCGCCTCTTTGCAGGCTTGCTCGGTGGCATAGGTGTCGGCCATAGTTAACATTCGTGTGATTTGAAGTAATTGAGGTGAACGATATTCAACAAATGTTGAATAGTCAATCGCCGAGGGAGACTTTTGTTGAAAATTGGCGACCGGTTGCGTTTGGAGCGTTTGCGGCTGGGCATGAACCAAGCCGATTTCGCGGCCCTGGCGGGAGTGACCAAGACCAGCCAGTTCAATTACGAGAAGGGCGACCGCAGCCCGGATGCCAACTACCTGGCGGCGCTGCGTCCGCATGGCGTGGACATTCACTTCGTGGTGACCGGCGAGGCACTGCCGGTGACCGAGTCGGCACTGTCTACCGTGGAGGCGGAGCTGCTCGGCTATTTCCGCGGGATGTCGGACGCCAGCCGGGACGCGGTGCGACGCATGGCCTTCGCCATGGCCGTGGCCGACGGCGCCCTGGATGCGGGGCAGTGAGCTACAGGGCCTAATTCGCGGGTTCCGCACGCCTGGCAAGCTTTTGCGCAACTACGACGAGAAGCACTTGGCGATCCGTATCACAAAAATGTACTGTATCTGCATACAGTATTTTTGGAGGCGGCGACCGATGGATCAGGCGCGTTTGACACCCCTATGGCACGAGCGACAACCGGTGCTGCTCCCCACTCGTTTCGAGTTGGAGCTGGTACAGGCCTTTCGTCAGCTGTCCTGCAGCGATCAAATGACCCTCTGCCGTCTGGCACACAGCCTGCTGCAGGTGCAGGGGCCGTTGCCGCCCCGGGCCGACCAGCCGGCCGTCGCCCCACGCTTTTTGCCCCGCCCGCACTGAGTCCGCCCCGGACTCGCCTGGCCACCCTTGCGGGTGATATCGGCCCCTGGCCAACGGCTCTACGGATCCGCGTCCTGCTGCCGCGCCTGACCTCAGGTCGACTTCTTGGCCGACCCCTGGCGCTCCTCGATTTTCTTGGCTTCGCGCTCCACGGCCTTGAGCGCCGCTTCCTTGCTGGAATAGAGAAAGCGCAGATGGTAGGGATTGCCCTGGTCGCCCCGGGTGAGGCTGACCTGCTTGCCGGTCGCCGGGTCCCGGTAATAGGCCAGCACACCGCTGTATTTGGGCGGCACCTCGGTGACCAGGTCCGCGACCAGATCCTCCGGCTGCCTGGCCTGCAAGCCGCTGAGCTCGGTGACGAAGCCGCCATCCGTGCTCAGGCTGTGCTTGATATCGCCGCCGTACCAGATGATGTCATCGATCTCCGGCTTGATGCCCGTCAGGGTATAGCTGAGTTCCGGAATGAGGTCGGCGCAGCCGAGGGCCAGGTGGTAGGAGAGGGTGGCGGCACCGCGCTGCAGGCTCTGCCATTCCGTCTCGGCCGCCTGGTGCGCCTGGGTTTTGTTGGCATAGGTGTGGCGCAGGTCGCGCGGGTTCTTGCCATCGCCGACCACCTCTTCCAGGCGCTTGCCCTGGTCCACGTCGTAGTAATAGGCGCGTACGCCATCGTTGGGGACGGTGAGCAGGTACTGGTGCTGATCGCCGTCCTGGCGGCTGAGGATGATATGGGGCAGGTCCTTGCCGCTGGCCGTCTTGCCCTGGCCCTTGAGCATGAACAGCAGGCGCCCGGCCTTGACCGTGGCGACGGCGTCGTATTCTTCACCGAGGCGGGTCAGCAGGTTGGCATCGGATTCCCGCGCCTGGTCCAGCTGGAGAATCGGTTTCGCCTCCAGGGTGGCATCCACGGCGGCGGTAAGACCCTGGCGAGCGGCCAGGATGCGCAGCACCTCGCCCAGGGTGGTGTTGCTGTAGCTCTGGTCGCGCTGGGTCTTGAAACTCTTGCTCAGGTCGGCGCTTCGGGCGCGCAGCTTGAGCAGATCCGGCGCACCGTTGTGGCTGATCTCGGCGATCAGGTAGGTGCCCTTGTCGACCAGGCCGGTATTGCTCCAGCCCAGTTCCAGCTGGAGGGTGCCCCCGAGCGGCGGCAGGGGTAGGCGGCCGTCGTGGTCGGACAGGGTCAGGGTCAGCTCGTCCACCTCCAGGCCGCGCTTGTCGGTCAACTCCAGGCTGACCAGGCGCGGCGCCAGGCGATCACTGATGTCCTTGCCATCGAGCCGCAGGCGATAGATCGGCTGGGGATAGTCGCCGTGGTTCGGCCCGCGCAGGGAGGTTCGGCGCAGTTGGCCGGTGGAGGGGTCCAGGACTTCGCTGATCATAGGAGCTTCCGCAGCAGGCCATTGGTGGCGGCCAGCGCGGTCCCGAGGAATTCGGCGGCCTGGTTGTCGTCGATGCGCTTGAGGGTGAGCGTGAAGCCGATGCGCCGCGGCGTGCCGTCCGAGAAGAAGATCGTCTTGGTCTCGTTGAGACTCTCGATCACCCAGAGACCGTAGATCCGGCCGGAGCCCTCGATCAACGGCCAGGCGCTGCCGGTACTGGCCATGAGGCGTAGCACATCGAGGCTGGTGGGCGAGCCGGCCAGCTCAGGGGCGAGCCAGCCGGGCAGGGTGATGGAGTCGTCGCCCTTGCCGACGAACTGGCGGGCCGGCTGGGCGCCGACGCGCTTGGTCACGGCGTGGGTGTAGGCCGTAGTACGGTTGAGCTCGTTGTAGGCCAGGGTATGAAGGCTGAAGACGAAGGTGCCAAGGGCCATCATCATGGTAGTCAACTCAAGTCTAGGAGGCTGCTGCGGTTACGCGCGGCCTGTTCGGTTTTCTCGCGGGCGATCTCGCTACGTACCAAGGTGGCGATTTGTAGGGCGTCCGCATTGGCCGGGGCGTTGATGGTGATGTTGAAGAGATCGTTGCCGGCCGGTGGCGTGGCAGCAGGGCTGGTCAGGGGTGGGCGGCTGTCGATGGTCAGGGGCGCGCTTATCCCGGGTAGCGGGGCGGTGGCCGGGCTGGTCAGCAAGACGTTGCTGCCGGCGAGGCGTTGCGCGCTGGCCAGTTGCGGTAGCGTTGTGTCGACACCGCTGACTAGTTTCGCCGGAGCGGGGCTAGTCAGCGGTGGTCGCTCGGTGACGGGCAACGGTGCGGCGATCCCTGGGAACGAGGCCGTCGCCGTGCCCATAGCCACGGCCGCGGTGAAGCCCTTGCCAGTCTGGAGCTTTGTCAAGAGACTACTGTTATCAGCACCGCCACTGGCCCGGTTGGCGAGTAGGCTGATAGGGGCGGTGTTCGCTTGCGGGCTCAAGGTGGTCTTGAGCTTCTCCCAGCCACTAGAGGCGGCTTTCTTCAGTTCGCCCCACATCCCGACGACTTTGTCCCAGTTGGTATAGATCACGGCACCGACCCCTGCCAGAGCAGCGACCCAGCCCAAAACCGTACCGAGTGGCAGGGCAATCAGAAAACGTAGCCCATTGGCGACAATCGATAGGGCGCCGCTACCTATGGTACCCAGAGCTTCCAGGCTGCCAGTGAGCAGCGGGAGCGCTCGGGTGCCCAGATTGGCTAGTCCTTGCAAGCCGGTGCCGACCACACTGAGCGCGCCACTACCCAGGCTGCTCAAGGCGCCGAACGTCCCGGAAAAGGCCGCGCCGGCCATGCTGAGCACGCCCCTGACCATCAGGAAGGGCGTGATGATCCCGACCAGGCCCATGGCCAGCGCTCCGAAGGCAGCGGACAACAGGCTCGCGCCCGCTGCGAGAGTGATCAGGAGGCCGCCTGCGGTGGGGTTGTCCTGTAGCCACCCGTTAACCTTTTCCAGGACCTGGGCGACGATTTCCAGCGCCTTGACGTAGGTGGGCAGGATGGTATCGCCCATTTGCCGGTACAGATCGGCCTTGCGTGCCTGAAGGTTGAGCTCTGCCCCCTCGGGGGATTGCTGTGCCTGGGTAAATAGGCCATCGATACCCGCGGTTCCCCGCGTCTTGGCGGAGCTTTTGTCGAGTTGCTCGCGCTGCTGATAGATCTGGGTGAAGAGTTCGGCACCGGCCTGATCGGGCAGGATGGTGCGGATGGCGGCGAGGGTCTGGCGATCACCGGTGATACCCTTGGCCTTGAGCGCAGGCAGCAGGACTTGTTGCAGCCAGGCAGCCTGGTCCTTGGCGAACAGTTCGCTGCCTTTGAGCGCGCCGGCGTCCAGGGTGGCGTGGGTGCCATTGGTCTTGACCCGCCCCGGATCGACCAGGCCAAGGCTCTGCAGCTTGCTTGCCGCCACGGCGGTGGTAGTGCCTTGGTAAAGATTGCGATAGCTGGCCGATAGGCCATTACCCACCTTTTCGCCACCCAGCTGTTGTACCAGCGGCTCGAGACGGTTGTAGAAGGCGTCGGCGCTCAAGCCGCGTGCGGCTTGCCCGCCTTTTTCCACCACCTTTTGCCATTCCGGTGGCGCGACTCGCCCCTGGGTATTGGCCAGAGTCTTTTGGACGGCGTCGGCCTGCTCGTTGAAGCTGGCCGCGTCCTTCAGACCGCCGCGGTCGGCGATGACCGGCAGCATGGCGGTGAATTGAGTGGACTTCGCTGCCCCGTCGTCCTTGCCATAAAGAGCCTGGTTGGCGACCTGGAGTTTGGCCAGGGTGGGCGCGGCCAGCTTGGCCTGGCTGATGTCGCCGAGGGCGGCCAGGGCTTGACGCATGGCGCGCAGTTTATCAGTGGTACTGGCGCCATAGACCTGCATGGTCTTGGCTTGCGCGACGGCCTCGTTGGGAACCTGGTCGCCAAGGTTGAGAACCGCGATGCGGTTGGCTTCCTGGTTGAAGCGTTTGGCTTCTCCTATAACGGGCGTAAGCATGCCGAGGCTCTGCTCGACGGTATCAGAACCCATCTCGCGCAAGGCGGACAAGCGCTCCACGCGTTTGTCGAAATCCTCGCGGCGTTTCTCAGCGGCTGTCTGAGTAGTCGCCTGGGAAGCTCCCAGGCGCTGGTCGATGCGCTTGATGGCAGCCAGGATCTCTCTCAAGTCGGCTGGCATGCTGCGGGTCTGGGGATCATTCGCCATCGGGAGCGGCTCTCATACGGGCGCGTTCGCGCCAGTCCATCAATTCGGCCAGGCCCATTGCATCGAGCTGGTCCAGCGGCCAGTGGAAGGTGATGGCGAGATCCGCCATGGCATCCTCTACGTGGCGGGGAAGAGCGCCGCCTTGTCGGACTTCTTCAGCAAAAAACCGACGATCTTCCCGCCCAGGTCGACCAGATCGGCCGGGTCCAGGGCGCGCACCTCGGCTTCGCTCAGGCTGGGCTGGCTGATGCGCGGGACGATGCGGACGATGGCGTCGACGTTGAGGTTGAGCAGTTCGGAGAGCGATACGCCGCGCAGTTCGCCGGCGGTGGGCTTGCGCAGGCTGAGCTCTTCGATGCGGGTCTCGCCGCGCTGTATGGGCTGGTCGAGCACCACGAGGTTGTCTTGGTTGGTAGCGGTCATGGGGAGATTCCTTGAAGGGTGGACCGGACCCGCCGCAGCGGGCCCGGGCGGGGTCAGATGCCGAGGGCGGCGCGTTGCTGGGCCAGACGATCCTTGCCGTCGACCTTCTCGACGAAGGCCAGCAGATCGATCTCGATGACGGTGACGCCATCCACGGTCAGCTTGTAGTAGCTGCAGGTGGTGGTGATCTTGTGCTCGGTGGTACCGCCGGCACTGGCTTCGCCCATCTCGATGGACTCGTGGCGACCGCGCACGACGATCTCCACGGCGGTGACGTCGCCGCTGTCGTCCTGCTGGTAGGCGCCAGCGAAGCGCAGCGGCACGGCGTCGGCGCCGACCGCGCCGAATTGCTTGAGCGCCGTCAGGTCCAGACCGCCGAGGGTCCAGTCCAGCTGGATACCGTCGTCGCTGAGGCCCATGTCGGCCTTGACCGGGCCGCTCATGCCGGCGCCGCGGAAGGCTTCCATCTTGCGCGCCAGCTTGGGCAGGGTGCAGGACTTGGCAACGCCCAGGTAGCTGTTGCCGTCGTTGAACAGGTTGAGGTTCTTGAGGGTGCGGGGCAGGGCCATGGGATGCTCTCCAGAGGCGCGCCGGGGGGCGCGCCGGATCAGGTTCAGGCGTTGACGCGGGCGGCGAAGTCGACCAGGAAGCGGTCGGTGATGCGCTGGCGCAGGGTGAGGTCTTCCAGCGGCGGCACTGGGGTGTAGTCGTAGTCGAGGAACAGCTTGCCGGCCTTGAGCGACTCCTTCTCGTTGCCGTCGGCGTCGTACCAGCACTCGCCACCCAGCAGGTAGCCCTGGCGGGTCAGCTCGCGGAACTTGGCGTTGATGCCTTCGACGATGTCGCGCACCAGGCTCGGGTGCATGGGCCGATCGTTGGCCCAGAAATGCGCCTCGGCCATGGTGTCGGCCAGCACCTGGGCGGTGCGGGTGTAGTTCTCGAAGGCGAACAGCGGATCGGCGCTGGTGGTGCGCGAGCCCCAGAAGCGGTAGCCGTCGTGGTTGATCAGGGTGGTGACCTGCTTGCCGTTGAGGTAGTCGCTGTCGGTGGCGGTGTTCTGCAGATCCCAGAACACGTCCTTGCTTATGCCGGTGACGCCGTCGACGGCTACGTTGGACAGGGTCTTGTGCCAGCCGATGCTCTGGTCCAGTTGGGCGCGCAGGCCCAGGGCGCGGGCGGTGGCGTTGGCGGTGACGGTGGTGTTGGTGGTGGTGGACCAGGCCAGGAAGTCCGGCCAGTGCAGCATCAGCTCGCGGGCACCGAACTTGCCGCGGTAGGTGACCGCGTCTTCCTTGGTGGCGCAGCCGTTGCAGCTGGCGTAGACGAAGCCGCGCAGCTGCTTGGCGATGGCCACCAGGGCGGTGGTCACTTCCAGGGTGTCCAGGCCGGGCACGCCGAGGATGCGCGGGGTCACGCCGAGCTGGGCCTTGGCGGCCAGCAGGGCCTTCATGCCAGTGTACTTGCCGTTGGCCGCACCGCCGATGATGTTGGTCGTCAATTCGGCGGCGTTGGCGCCGTCGGCGACCCGCACCACCACCACGAGCGGCTGGGACTGGTCGGCGATCGCCTGCAGCGAAGCCGCCAGGGTGCCCTTGGTGCCGGCCTTGGCGACCGCCGCCTGGACGTTGGTGAGCAGGACGGGAGTGTCCAGCGGGAAAGCGGTGGCGTCGGCGTCGCTGGCGGTGCAGACCATGCCGATGACCGCGGTGGAAACGGTGGAGATGGAGCGGGTGCCTTCGTTGATTTCGAGGACACGGACGCCGTGATGATAGTCAGCCATGAGGGTTTGCCTGCGCAGATGGTTAGGTGACGTTGCACAGGCTGGCGCAATCGCTTACGACTGTCGTGGTGGTGGGGTTGTGGGGGTTGGGGCTACAAGGCGCCAGGTCGCAAGGCTGGTTTGGGACGGAAATGAAAAGCCCCCGGTGCGGGGGCTTTTCGATGCGGGGTGAGCTAGCCGGGCATCAGTACTTGATGCAGGCGAGCAGGGCGATGTTGCGTGGGCGGGACTCGTTGCCGCCGGAGCTCGAGATCGAGACGGAGTGAGTGTGGTTGCCCGCAGTACTTGTCGTCAGGGTGACCGCGCCATAGCGGTTTTCGTCTCCAAAGACGGAGTTATCGTTCGTACCGAGCTGAGCGCCGTCATTGAACCAGCTCATGGTGTGGCTGTGAGCTCCGGCCGAGCCCGTAGTCGCACTATGGTCGTGCGCCAGGTTCTGACTTGCTTGGCTACTACCGAAGGCTCTTCCGCCATCCACCCCGCGAGTGTCATCCCAGCCGCGGATGAACTCACCGCGCAGGTCGGGCAGGTTGAAGGTGGTGGAACCGTCGCCGGCCCCGAAGGTGGTGCCGATGGCGGCGAACAACGTCGCATAGGTGGTACGGCTGACTGCCGCGCCGTTGGCCTTGAGGTAGCCGTTCGGGGCGCTGCTGCGGGCGAAATATTCTATGGCGCCGGCACGATCACCAATGGCGTTAAGCACATAGGCGGTGGAGGCCGCGTTGTTGCTGCGGTCGCCGTAGGCGACGGTCAAGGTCTCCAGGCCGGAGGACATGGCTACCCGACCGGTCGCCAGATTCACGGCAAAGGGCCGCAGGTCGTTCCAGGTACCGTAGGCATCGCCCTTGGCGGTAAGCAGTAGGTAGAGGGCGGTGCCATCGTTGCGCCAGAAGGAGCCGTAGTCGCTGCTCACGTGGCGCCAGCAGTTGGCGTTGGTCGTCTGGACCTCGCCATTGAAACGCTTGGTACCGTTGACCGCCTGCTCGCCCTCGCTGGTGAGGATCTGGCCGGTACGGCCGGCAGGCAAGGTAGCGCCGCCAAGCTTCACTACGCCATCCGTGTAGACGGAAAGCCACTCGACCCGGCGGTCCTTGGCGGTATCTCCCGGGGGCGTATAGAAAAGTCGTTGCGACCAGCCGCCGTTCCCATCCTGAACGCCTTGAATAGAGCCGACGATCCAACCCCCTGCGTTGGCCATCTCCAGGGCAAGGTTACCGGTGGGCTCCAGGTTTTGCAGATAGGTGCTCTTCCAGCCATTGGCGGCGGATTTTCCGGCGAGCCAATGCTGCACTTCATTGGGTAGATCGGCGAAGCGGCCGCCGATGGCGACCTTGGCCAGGGACTCCGCCATGCTCACAGTCGTCCAGGCACTCCAGTCGCTCAGATTCACGCTATTACGGAAGCTGACCTTGCCTTTAGTGCCGAAGAATAATTGGTTGGCCCAGTTGCTGTTGGATGTGCCAGCGGATTGACTGGCGATCAAGACCACGCCGAAGGTGTCAGGTGCAGTGCCCTTGCTACCATTGCCAAATAGATAGAGACCGGGGACCAGGGTCTTATCATCTAGGTCGCTGAGGGTCGCTAGATTGCGTGCCCCGATGCCGAAGGCCGCCAGTTGCGCCAGCACGCCAGCGGCAGTCTGTACTTGGTCGCTGGTGGTGCCCGGCACCGGGCGAGGGGCGGTGGGTTTGCCGGTCAGTACGGGCGAGTCGAGCAGGCCGTCCAGGCGCGTCTTGAGCCAGCGGGTGCGGTTGGCCAACTGGTTGGCCTGGCGGTTGGAGATGCCGTCCGCACCGCCGACCACCGGGTCGCTTTTCTCGATCTGGTAGATCCCGTCTTCGTACTGGTTTTGTTCGGTGAGATTGGCCATCAGGCGACTCCGTAGGTGAAGCTTGCGTCGTAGTGGAAGGTGCCGCTGTGGTCATTGAGCGCGGCGGTGAAGTTGAGCGACAGCAGCTCGCAGCGCGCTGGGGCCACATCGGCCAGGGTGCTGCGGATCAGCGCCGCCTGGGCGACGCTGATGGGTTGCCGGACGTACAGACGGTACTGGGCCCAGTGCTCGGCATGGCCGTGGAAGCGCTCCCCGTCATAGGCGTAGCGGGCGTCGTAATGACCGCCCTGGGCGCCTTCGAGCAGGGTGAAGTCCTGGTTACCGAGCAGGTTGGCCAGCGCCCGGCGCACCGCGCCACGGGTACCCTTGTGGCGATGGATGCGTACCGAGTCGGCGATGACCTGGCGTTTCCTGTCCTCGCCCCAGTTGGCGTCCCAGTCATCCACCGAGACGGCCCAGGCCAGCCAGGGCAGCAGGCCGGCCGGGCACCGCCAGGCATTCCAGAGATCGCGCAAGGGCACCGGCAGTGCCGCGAGGTCGGCGCCGGCCGCGGCCAGGGCCGTCTCGAGGTGGGTACGGTTGGGTGGTAGCAGCGACTCAGGCGTCATCGAGGATCTCCGTGGTCAGGCTGATGGCGCTGCAATAGGCCGCCTGATCGGCGGTTACCGCGAGGTCGCTCGCCGGGCTGGCCAGGCGCACGTTGTGCACGCCGCTCTGGTGCAGCGCGGCGAACAGGCCGGAGCGGGTGACGTCCTTGCCCAGGGCATGGCGCTCGGCGACATAGGTCTGGGCCTTGGCCAGGGCGTTCTGCCGCACCACGGTCTGTTCGGGGCCGGGATAGAGCTGCAGGGTGGCCTTGACCTCGTAGGTGAGGACCGTGGCGGCACCGACCTCGACGGTGTCGCACAGCGGGCGCACGTCTTCATCGTTGAGGGTGGTCGCCACCTGGGCCAGCAGGGCGGCATCGGGCGTGCCATCGCCCATGGCCGCAAGCACCACTATCCGAACCGTACCCTGGAGCGGCCGCAGGATGGCCACGTCCTTGACCTGGGGCGTGGCGGACAGCGTGTGGTAGCGATAGGCGTTGCGCGAGCCGGCGGTGGTGAAGCCTTCCAGCGCCAGTTGGGTGCGCTGGCGCAGGCGCTCGTCGCTTTCATAGACGGCTGCGCGTGGCGGCTTGGCGGTGGCGTCGGCCGGCGTTACCAGCGCCCGCGTGACGCCATACCAGGCGGCCAGATTCTCCAGGTCGGCACCGCTGGCGTAGGCTAGCAGCGTCGCCTTGGCGCCCTCGTTGATGCGCTGGCGCAGCAGCAACTCGCGATAGGTGTTTTCCTCGAGCAGCTTGGTCAGCGGCTCGGATTCCAGGGCCAGCCGGGCGGCCAGCGCCTCCTGCTCCGCCACCGGCCAGAGGGCGAGCAGACGCGCCTTGCGCTGGGCCAGGAGCGTCTCGAAGTCGAGGGGCTCGACGACGGTGGGTGAGGGGAGTTGCGAGAGATCGATCATGGGTGGACTCCGCGAGGATGGGGCGGGCGGGAGGCGCCGGGAGTGCGCGCTCGATGTTCCGGAATGCGGCTGGAGCGAAGTCGGGAAGGGTGACGCCCAGAACGGGACGGATCGCGAGGTAGTGCGGGAGCGGCCATGGTGGGAAAAGTGCCAGGAAAGGATGACGCTGCACAGGCTGGCGGACCCGGGCAGCCTGGTCATGGGGCGGGGGTTGTGGTGGGGAGCGCTACAAGATGGGGCTTAGATTGGAGACCCAGCGGATGGCCTCGGCCAACTGACCTGGGCTGTAGCGCTGGGGCTGCTCCAGGCCGAGGGCCTGGGCGCAGAACTCCGAGCAGAACCAGCGGGACCGACTCTGGATGCCGGCCGGCAGGATCTGGCTGCCGAGGATGCCGAGCCAGTCGTAGCCGGCGCCGGCTTCCTGCTCGAGCAGCTGCTCGACGTGGGCCGGCTGGAGCCAGGGCAGGGGCAGGAAGTCCCAGACCGCTGGATCTTGGTCGATCACCTTGGCGCGCACGCCGCCGTCTCGGGGCGAGCTGGTGACAAAGCGACCGTCCGGCAGCACCAGCTCGCAATGTGAGTAGGGGCTGCGTGTCCAGGCGCGGATGAAACGGTCGTAGGTGTCGCCCGGCGCCTTGTACAGGGCCAGGTGGATCACTGCGGCGCCGCCCAGGTAATAGCCTCGATCTCGGCGAGGGTCTCGGCATTGGCGAGCTGCTCTTCCAGCTTGATCTTGTGAGCGATGCAGGCATTGATGGCGTTCTTGCCGTCTGTACCTACCTGCTGGATCTGGGCGGCGGTATGAGGCCGGTAGGCCCAGGTGCCGGTGGCGTCCTGGCACCAGAAGGGGGTTGTCCAGTCGTCGGCCAGGCCGGGGAAAAGGGATTCCAAGACAGAGGCCTGCAGGTTGCTCTGGTCGGTGAGTTTGGCAGGGTAGCGGTGCTCGGCGCCAAGGGCCGCGGAGATGAAGCCCTCCAGGATTGTGGCATTGCAGGCGCCGGCGATGGTGGCACGGATCACGGTCTTGTCCTGTTGAGGATCGTAAAGACTCGGCATGCCCGAGTCGCTCCAGTCGATGGATTGTCCCTTGAAGGTTTCGTACTGCTCCTGACTGATTTCGATAGCGTCGCCGGGAATCTTCGAGTGCAGCGCGCTGAGATAAAGGCCGCCCGTGGATTGGGATGCGAAGAATTTCATATAGGTCTCCTATCGGCCGATGCTGAGCCAGCCGACCGAGCTTCCGCCGTCGGCATTGGTCACTCGAAAAGTAGCGGTGGTGAGTGGCGCCCCGGAGGTGGTACGACGCACAGAGTCGGTCGAGCCCACGGTGTCGTTGTAGATGCACTGCCATACGCCATAGCAGGCGTTGGGATAGGCAACGGGATAGGTCACGGTCAGTGAGGTGATATTGCTGGCAACGGTTGAGCCCCACTGGAGGATGAAGCCACCGAGCCAGGCCGGGAGGGCGATGTAACCCACGTAGCCGAAGCTGACGGAGAAGCCTGCCCGGAGCTTCATAGGGGTCACGATGGTGGCGTCGTCGGTGCCGGCGTTGACCTGGGCCTGAGTAGCTAGCTTGGCCCAGCCGAGGATGCTCTCGGTGGCCTGTTTCATCACCGAGGTCCACCAGGAGGCAAGCTTCTTCGGCGTCACGGTGGTGGCATCATTGGTACCGGCAGACACTTGCTCTTGTGTAGCCAGCATGGTCCAGCCGAAAGTGATTTCGCTGGCTTGCTTCATCGCCGCGCCCCACCAGCCGGCAAGTTTTTTGGATGTGATGAAGCGGGTGTCATCGGTCGCCGCGGAGATGTCCACCTCCGTCGCGACCTTGGCTGTCCCCCGAACGGTCTCGCTCGCCTGTTGGGTGGCCGTGTCGACGTATTGCCGAGTGGCCAGGATCACGCTGGGATCGATCTTGAGCTCCACGGCACTGGTGCTGCTGACCACCAGGATCATGCGCAGCACCTGGGTCCGGCCGGAGCCCTCGGCCAATTGTGGCTTGTAGCTGGGTGGGGTATTGGCCACGGCGATCAGGTTGCCGTCGATGTCGTACAGGCCCATTTCGCGGATCCAGTTGCCGCCGGTGGCCTCTGGGATGACCAGTTCGGCGATGATCTGGCTGGTGTTGCTCGGATCGACGCTCAGGGTGTTGAGGCCGGCGCGATACCACTCGCCGACCAGGACCGTCTGGGTGCGTGTGGGCGTAGGCACGGCGCCACCGCCATCGCCGACCGCCATCTTGGCGATCTTCAGGGTGGTGTTGAGCGCCGCGGCGTTGGCCAGCTTGGCCTCGCCGATGGCCGTGAGGATAGCGTAGTAGGTCTGGCTCATGGATAGATGCTCAGGGTGTCGAGGGTGTGGGTGCTGCCGGCGCCGAGCAGGGCTTGGCCGCTGACGACGATGGCGTCGGGCTGGTAGGCGTAGACGCTGAGGATCTCGCCCTGGTAGGTCGCGAGGCCGACACCTGCGGTACCACGGGTTTCCAGGCTGATGGCCAAACCGATCAGATGCCGGCCGATCGGGCGGGCGTCGTCGATCAGCAGGCTCATGGCCTCGTACATGGTCTCGGTGATGCCGCTGTCGAGTACCCCGACGTCCAGGCGGAAGGTGCCCGGGATGCCGGTCGGGCTCTCCTGCCACCACTCGTGGATGCGGATCAGATAGCCCAGGGGCTCCACCACCCTGCGCAGTGCGCCGATGGTGCCCTTGTGTGCGTGAACGAAGTACGCCGACTTGATGACCTGGCGCTTGGTGGCCTCGCTCCAGCCGCTATCCCAGCGATCCACCGAGCGGGCCCAGGCCAGGTAGGGCAACAATTCTTCGGGGCAACGGTCGGGGTCGGCCAGGTCGCGCAGCGGGACGGGCACCTCGCCGATGCCGGCCAGCGCCTCGGCGGCTAGGCGTTCCAGCGGGGTACTGTTGGGCGGCAGCAACGTCTTCATGGTCATTCGCCCAGGGTGACCGTGCTGGCGGTGCAATAGGCCGCCTGGGCTTCGGTCGGCGTCAGATCCTGCCAGTCCTTGAGCTCGACCCAGGCCACGCCGGCGACGTGCAGCGCGGCATCGATGCCGGAGCGCGACACCCGCACGCCGAGGCGACGCCGCTGGTTGACGTAGGCGGCCAGCTGCTGCCGGGCGGTGGCCAGGATGACTTCGCCCTCGGCACCGGTGTTGGCCAGGTGCAGCACGGCCTTGACCTGGTAGGTGAGGATCTGCGCCGATTGTACGATCAGGCGATCGCCCACCGGGCGCACGTCCTCGTCGTTGAGGGCCTGGCTGACGGTGGCCAGCAACTCGGCCGAGGCGCTGCCGTCGCCCTCCAGGCTCTGCACGGTGACGGTCACCACTGCCGGGCTGGGACTGGTGGCGCTGGCATCAGCGACCTTACCGCTGGCGTTGCGCGCATGCAGGATGTAGGCGTTGCGCGGCCCGGCCACGCTGAGGCCCTCCCAGGCCATTTGCACCCGCTCGCGCAGGGCATCGTCCGTCTCCAGCACGGCCGCGGTGGGCGGTACGGCGTCGGGGTTGGCGGCGGTGACCACCAGGCGAGTGAGATTCACGCCGGCGGCGATCTGTTCCAAGTCGCTACCGCGAGCCTTGGCCAGCATGGTGCCCAGCGCCGCCTCGTTGACCCGCTGGCGCAGCAGCAATTCGCGATAGGTGTTTTCCTCGAGCAGCTTGGTTAGCGGCTCGGACTCTAGTGCCAGGCGGGCACGCAGGGCGGCTTGCTCGGCCGTGGGCCAGAGACTGACCAGCTGCTCCTTGCGCGCCTGCAACAGGCTTTCGAAGTCCAGCGGCTCCACCACGCTCGGCGCCGGCAGCTGGCTCAGATCGATGGGGGTGAAGGTGGTCATGACAGGCCCCCCAGAACCAGCGGGGCGCGCAGGCTGACGGCCGCGTCGTTGACGGTGCTGTAGCCCTCCAGCTCGATGAAGGCCTGGCCGGGACGCTCGCCCTGGACCAGATCGATATGGGTGAGGTTGAGGCGTGGCTCCCAGCGCAGTAGCGCGATCACCGCGACGGCCTTGGCCTGCAGGCCGAGGGCCCCGTTGAGCGGCTGGTCGAGCAGGCGGAACAGGTCGCAACCGTAGTCGCGCCGCATCAGGCGGCTGCCGATGGGCGTGGTGAGGATGTCGGTGACCGATTGCTGCAGGTGCTCGAGGTCGCCCAGGGCCTGGCCGGTGTTGCGATTCATGCGGGTGCTCCTGTCTGGCTGCCGCCGCTTTGGACGCCGCCGTGCTTGTGCTTGACCAGGCTGATGCCGGCCGCCACCACGTCCTGGCTGACGGTGACCTGGCCGGTGACCTGCTGGTTGCCGGTCTGGGTATAGTCGCCCTGGTGGGTGATGGGGCCGACGATGGTGATGCCCCCGGTACTGGTCAGCTGGGTGACGCCACCCTCAGGCAACACCGCGCTCAGGCGATGGGCCTGGCTGTCGTACTCGATCACGGCGCCGTCGGGGTAGCTGCGTCTGTGCAGGTCGGCGCGGTCGCCATTGGCCGGCAGCAGCTGGCTGAACAGGCCGCAGAGGACGATGCCCTGGGTGGTCTGGCCGCTGGGGCTGAGCAGCACGACCTGCTCGCCGAGGGTCGGCGGGTCCCACTCGCGGCTGCTGCCGGCGCGCAGGGTCAGCCAGGGCAGCCAGCCGGTCAGCAGTTCGCCGCTCTGCACGCGCACGCGGGCGGGGCGGGGTTCGGTGAGACTGCCGTGGTCCACCGCGGCGATGGTACCGAGGCGGATCAGGTTCTCGAGGAGGCGGGAAAGCGCAGCGAATTCGTTCATGCCGCCAGCATGGCGCTCGCCCGGTCGCCCTGCAGCCGACGGGCGTTGTCGGCGCGCGGCCGACAAGTTCAGGCGGTGCCGATCAGCCGCGCCACGTCCGGATTGGCGGCCAGGAAGGCCTTGAGCTTGTCGACCGGGTCCTCGGCCGCGAAGGCCCTGGGACGATTGACCAGGCGCCAGGCGCTGCCGTCCCAGCGCGGCCACTGGCTGTCCTCCCAGGTGGCAGGCGGCGGCGTTTCCACGCAGCGCGCCGGCAGTAGATAGACGCCGGGATCGAGCGGCGAGGCGTCGGCGACGGTCTCGCCCAGGTAGAAGCCGGCGTGGTCGAGCTGATAGACGAGCTTGTCCATGGGCACTCCTTCAGTACTTGATGATGGCCAGCAGGGCGACGTTGCGTGGCCGGGCTTCGCTGCCACCGCTAGGGTCGATGGTCAGGGCGTGGCTGTGGTCGCCGTTGGTGCTGGTGCTGTAGTAGCTGTCGCGGTCGGTGAAGTTGTTACCGCCCGACAGGCCACTGGTGCTGGTCTCGAAGGTGTCGGTGTTCATATAGGAGTGGGAGTGGGCACCGGCCGTGGCGGTGCGGCCGGCGTGGCTGTGCTCCTGGTTCTGGCTGCCCTGGGCGGTACCCAGGCCACGGCCCTTGTCGACCCCACGGCCGTCGTCGAGGCTGCGGATGAATTCACCGCGCAGATCCGGCAGGTTGAAGGTGGTGAAGCCATCGCCCGCACCATGGAAGGTGCCCAAGGCGGCGAAGAGTTCGGCGTAGGCAGTGCGGGAAATGGCCGCGCCATTGGCTTTGAACCAACCGGTCGGCGCGGTGGTGCCAGCGAAGTAGACCACGGTGCCTGCCGGTACCCGGGGAATCAGGCCTTCCACCTCGCTCTTGCTGTAGAGCTCGAGATTGGCGCGGGCCTGGGCCTTGTCCGGTACGTCGGCCAGGTTCTGGGCGCGCAGCAGCGGATCGAAGAAGGTCCCCAGCGGATCGTTCTGCGCCAGGATGATCTTGGTGCCTGCCGGGTAGCTGCTACTCAGCCTGAGCGTGGTGGTGCTGATGGCCTTCCATTCTTCCCCGGCCCGTAGCCGCGCGCCGGCGATATAGACCGCCAGACCCACGGTGGTGGTCTTGGCCAGGCTGACCACCGTCTGGTCGGCCGCCAGCGTCTGGATCTCCTCGATGGAGCGAACGGTGACCTTGGCCTCGGTGGGATCGGTCCAGGCGTAATCGCCGTCGGTGTTGCTGGTCTTGGCCAGTACCTGGCGGGCTGTACCGCCGGGGATGATCAAGGCCTTGGCGAAGGTATTGAGCACCCAGGTGTGGCTGGCCACCGCCAGATTGGGGTCCACGTTGAGGGTGATGAAGGAGGTGTTGGCGGCGAGAAATTGCACTCGCAGCACGGCATCTGAATAGGCGCCTTCGCCGGGGAGCGGTTTGTAGGTGTCCGGCAGGTTGCCGATCACGAACAGGCTGCCCTGATCATCGTAGAGACCGACTTCGCGCAGGGTAAAGCCACCCTTAGCCGCCGGAATGATGACCTCGGCGATAAAGCCGCGGGGCTCGTCCGGGTCCTGGTAGACGCGGTTGATGGTAGTGCGATAGCGCTCGCGAACCAGCTGGGTCATGCCCTCGGCCGGGGTGACGGGGTTGCCATTGCCATCGCCCACCGCGGCGTGGCTCAAGTTGATGGCGACGCCGCTGGCCTCGGCCTGGGCCAGGCGCTTGAGACCGTAGTAGGTGTGGATCGTGTGGAAGTCCATGCTCAGGCTACCTTTGCAGAGATGAGAGGGCCGATGTCGAGAGGAGACGGGCCGCTCGGGCAGCGGACGGAGTACCAGTTCGGGAGTAGTTGACCTTCAGATGCCTTGGCGAAGGTTGCTGGCTTCATGCGGGCCACCACCGATCAGCAGCGAAGTCCTGAGGGGTAGGCATCATGGCCTTGAGCGCGCTACCGGCAAGGACCAGTTGGCTCTTGCGTACCGTGGCGGCTTGGCCGAACGCCAGGGTGGTCTGGGCATCCATGGGCACGCGCTGGTTGTCGCTGGCGATCCAAACGAAGTCCGTCTGTGGATCGGCCCAACGTAGGTCACCTGCCTTGGCGCCGGCCATGATTGCCGCCAGGGCGCTGTTCATGGCGCCGAGGATGTTCTCCCGGTCACCAGCCTCGCGGGTCTGATAGCGCTTGCCCTGGAACTCGAAGCCCAACCCGACGCGACGGTCCCGCTCGGCGTCGACCTGGTCAGCCGTGACGGCCGGCAGCGCCGGCACCGGCGCTTTGTCGGCAGCGGTCCAGCCCTGGCCATTCCAGACGGCCACCTGACCGGCCGTGAGCTTGGCTGGCGCCGTCGGCGTGCTGCGCTCGGGGATGCCGGCCATGGGATCGGCCAGGAAGGAGCCAACCAGGACGCCATCGGCGCCCCATTGATAGAGGGTGATGGTGTCCATGGTTATTTGGCCTTAATGAAGTTGGCGTAAGGGGCCGGCTGGACCCCTGCCTTGGGGACCTGGAATAAGGTTTTAACGTCGTAGAGTGGTTGGGCGCGGTAAAGGAATCGATCGCTGGTGTTAAAAGCGACCCACAACCCCAGGCCGTCCGTGGCCATGCTAACTGGCCAGCCAGAAACCCCCATCCCCAAAAGGCCGGTCCAGGTAATCGCGCCCTTGGAGTCTAGCGACACGACGCCGCGAAGTGCGCCGCCTGTATAGCCGCAAACGGCATAAGTGCCATCCTTGCCGATGGCGATAGACCAAGCTTGATAATTAGAGTAGTTGCTGCCCGCGCCGAGCTTCCAGTTAAACCCGTCTAGGGAAAAACCGAAAGGCATATAATTTCCATAATTCGTCTGTTGCGCGCCGACCAGGCCAAACACTCCCCGACCGTATGTAACGCCGGACCACGAAACATTTTCGCTCGCATATGTGAGGGTGTATGTCGTCCAGGTCAGCCCGTTATCCACGGAGGAATAGATGGTGTTCGAGACCGGGCCTATGCCAATCCACTTCCCTGCGCCGTTTGTTGCAAGCATATTTGCGGCGTAAGTGAGAGGGAGCGCGACCTTTTTCCAGGTCAAGCCGCTATCGTCCGAACGCATAACCCACGCGCCCGAAGTGACCGCAATCCAGCAGCCTTTTTTATCCGTCACCATTCCAGTGATGTCATTACCCGATCCGGTGTTGATAACAGTCCAGGTCAAGCCGTTATCAGTGCTGCGCAGCACGCGACCTACAGTCGAGCCAGCAATCCAGAGCCCTGCGCCATCGGTTCCGATGGAGGTAATTCGAGCCGTAGGCGATTGGAAGGGCGCGAATGAGAGCCCTCCGTCCGTGCTGCGCAGCAGATAGAAAACCTCCCCGTTCGGGTCGGTATCGGTGCTCATGAGCACGCCGTCCTTGCCGAATACATTCAGAGGATTAGCGTTTGAAAATGCCGCTCCCTTAGCAAATGCGGAGCCTGCGCCGTCATAGTTGAGCAGACCGACCTTGGCGAAAAGGTCCGGGTAGCTCGCCTGCAAGTAATTCGCGCCCTCAGGAATCCAGTTCGCATCAGGCGCGCCGCGGCAAGTGGCGAGGACGTCACCGATACCCGGCTTCCAATAGGTGCCGTCCGCCCAGCCCTTACTGATCGCGTGGAGAGGGTCGGTCGGGTCTCCTGCCAGCTTGAGCGCGCCGGTCATGGTGCCGCCGCCTTTGGCGAGCTTGCCGGTATCCAGGTCGGCGATGGCCGTGGCGTTGTCCGCGATCCCCTTCGCCTGGGCGGTCAGAGCGGCATCGATCGTGGTCGCGCCGTACCCGACCAGCTTCGCGCCGCCTGTGCCCTTGAGGGTCTCGGCTGTGGCACTGGCCGCCGCAATGGCCGATGCTAGGCGCGAGGCCACACCGGGTACCGTCTCCACCTTTTTGCCATCTGTGGTGGTGTAGTAGCCCGCGGCATTGCCGTTGACGAAATCGGCAATGCGCGCCTCATTCTCCCGGAAGCGGGTGATTACCTCGGGTAGGGTCAAGTCAGCCATTTTTCAGTTCCAGCGCCTGGACCAGGTCCACGTTGGTGAGTTGGTGCAGCCCGAATTCAGCCTCGACGAAGCCAGGCTCCAGGACGGCGTATTGGAGATCGGAAGGGCGGAGCGTCAGCTCGAACCCCGCCATGGTCACGGCCGCGCGATACCGCCGATTCCGGCTGGCCACGTGCAGTTCGATGGTGTCCAGGTGCGATCTGAGGTTCTTGGCGGCCTCGACCACGGCCAGGAAGCGTTCGGCGCTGCTGTTAGGCACGCCGACCTGATCGACTTCGATCAGCAGGCGGAAGGTGCCGGGCTGGCCGGGCGGCGTCTGCTGGTACCATTCCTGGACGCGCAGGGGATAACCCAGGGCGGCCAGGGCGTCCTTGATGGCGCCGAAGGTGCCCTTGCTGCGGTGGACCTGGAGGCTGGCACGGATGGTCTGGCGCTTCTGGTTCTCGCTCCAAAGCGGATCCCAGGCGTCCACCGACAATGCCCAGGCCAGCCAGGGCAACTGCTCGGCCGGAGCGGTGTCCGGGTTCCAGACCGAACGGGTGGGTACCGGCACGTCACTGATGGCGCTACCGACCTGGGCCAGGCGCCGTTCCAGATGCGTGCTGTTGGGTGGCAGCAGGTCACGCATCGGTCGCCCCCGCCACGCTGAGGGTCACCCCGGTCAGGTTGCTGGCCTCGCCGTTGCCGAGGACCAGGCTGGCCGCGGGCCGCTTGAGCTTCACCGATTGGACGCCGGCGCCATGCAGGGCCTGGTAGAGGCCGGAGATGGCCACGTCGTAGCCGATCTTCTTCACGCTGGCGGCGTAGTCCTCCACCGCCTTGTAGGCGGCGTCGAGCACCACCTTGGCGTCGGGGCCGTCATAGAGGGTCAGTTCGGCCTCGACCTGATAGTCGACGATATTGGCAGCCAGGACCGTTACCTTGTCGGTCAGCGGGCGGACCTTCTCGGCATTCAGGGCGGTGCTCACCTTGGCCAGCAGCGCTGGCGAGGCCTGGCCCGAAGGCCGTCGCGACAGCACGTAGACGGTCACCTGGGTCGGCGCCGTGCTGATGGCCTGGATGTCGCGCACGTCGCCATCGGCCGACAGCCCGTGGAAGACGTAGCTGCCCTGGCTGCCGGCGGTGGTGTAGCCCTCGGGCGAGAGCTGGATACGGGCGCGGAAATCGTCGTCGGATTCGTAGACGGCGGCGCTGGGCGGGATGGCATTGGGATTGGCGGCCTGCAGCAGTAGCCGGGTCACGCCGAAGTTGGCGCCGAGCTGGTCCAGGTCGCTGCCGCGGGCGAAGGCCAGCATCACGCCGCGGGTGGCGTCGTTGACGCGTTGGCGCAGGATGAGTTCGCGATAGGCATTCTCCTGCAGGATCTTGGTCACCGGATCGGATTCCAGCGCCAGGCGAGTACGGATGGCCGCCTGCTCGGCAGCGGGATAGAGGCCGATCAGACGCGTCTTGCGTTCGGCGAGCAGGGATTCGTAGTCCAGCGCCTCGATGATGGTCGGCGCTGGCAACTGGCTGAGATCTATGGGACTGAAGGTGTCGACCATGGCGGATTGTTCCAGGCAAGCGGCCGCCACGTTCGGTGGTCTGCCGGTGGATCAGCGGGCGTGGCTTGGCGAGATTGTCTGCAAGCTCTCGGTACCAGCCAGCATGGCGGGCTCCCGGACTGGGTGCAGCAGGCCCGGGTTGTGGTGGCCGGGTCGACAAGCAAGGGTGACGAATGTCGCCACCCCAGCAGCTATCACCCTCAGGCCTGACTACGCCTCGGATGCGGCATGGCCAGCGCCACGGCGTCGCCAGCCGCGCTGGACTGCCATTCGCTCAAGGCTCCGTCGGCCGTGGCGAGCTGCCAGGTGCCGGCGTCCAGGTAGGGGCTGTAGTGCGGCTCGGCGGGGCGGCTCAGCTGGTAGGAGCCGTCCGCCTGGCGCTGGGTCACGACTCTTTCGGTGAGCGGCAGCAGCAGGGTCAGGCCGCTCGCCGTCATCTCGAAGCCGATGCCCTGGGCGGCCTGGTCGAGACTGACCAGCAGGTCGGACTGGTTCTCCCGGACCCAGAGCAGCAAGGCCAGGAGCACCAGGTCGACATCGCCGGCGAAGTCGGTCAGGGTCAGGCGCAACTGGTAGGCGTATTCCCAGGACAGACTGGTGGCGCCGGTGCAGTGCAGTCGGCCCTGGGTGACGGTGAGGGCTAGGCGGTTGGGGTTGTCGTGCAGTTCCGGGATGCTGGCGAGCAACTGGGCGCGAAGACTAGCGGGTTTGTTCATGCTGGGCCTGCTGCAGGGTGTAGATCTGGTCGACCTGGGCGGCGCAGTCGGCCCACGCCGCCTCGAGGGTATCGGCGTCGGCGAGCAACTCGCCGTTACTGCGCGGCGCCGTGGCCGGCAGTTGGCAGGGCGTCACCAGGGGACAGCCAGTCACGGTAAGCGCTGGCACCGTCGAGGGGGGGGCGCTGGCGCAGCCGGCGAGCTGCAGCAGGCAGAGGCTGAGCAGCCCAGGCCTTGAGATCGCGGTTTTCATCTTCGAGCTCCTGCAACCGGCGTCGGCGAAGATCCAGTTCGCGGCGCAGGTCGTGTTGGGTGGTCTGGAGTTGCTGCTGGGCGGCGCGCTGCTGGTCCAGCACCTGCTGCAGTTGGCGCAGTTCGGTCTGGGCCGTGCCGGCGGCCTGGCGGGCGCTGTCGCGTTCGGCGCCGACCAGTTGCAGGCGCAATTGCTGGGCATGCAGCAACAGGCCGAGCAGGACGCAGCCGACCAGCAGCGCCAGGGCGCCGAGCAGGCGTGCCGCCAGCAGGTTCATAGCGCCTGCCAGCCGGCGTGGCCGAGCGCCGCGCGGTCCAGGTGGCGGGGATCGCCGACCACCACGATGGCCTTGACCCCGGGGCTGGCGCGCTGGATGGTCTCGGCCAGACGTTCGGCGTCTTCCAGGGAAGCACCGGCCGGCAGGACGAAGACGTCGCCGTCGTAGGCGGGGCGCTGCGGGTCGTGGCTCATCGAGCGGACTCCGCTTGGTAGCGGGCGAAGGCGCGCGCCAGCTTGATGTCGTAGAGATTGCGGGCATAGCCGGGGCCGTTGTAGCCGCGGGCGAAGTCCGCCCATTTGCCGGTGCGCAGAGCCTGCAGCAGCCCCGGCTGGGCGCGCAGGAAGCGCACGAAGGCCTCCAACTGCGCGGCCGCGCCGCTCGTCATCCGGGCGACGAAGTCCTGAATGTCGGCATAGTCCAGGGTCTGCCAGTGGTAACCCATGATCTGGAACAGGCCCCAACTGGCTGATTCCAGCGCCAGGTTCTCGTCGAGCTGGCGCGCCAGGGTGAGCCGTTGCCATTCGCTGGTGCCGTTGCCATAGCCCCCCGGTTGCGGATTGACCAGGTTGGGATAGTCCCGGGCCAGCAATTCGGCCGTGGCACGACCGCGACGCTCCACCAGGCGGGCATAGAAGACATGACGTTCGAAAAGGATCACCGGGCGGCCGTCTTCCAGGAAGCCGCTGCCACGGGATTCGACCTCGGTGACCGCCTGGACGGCTGCCAGGGGGACGGCCAGGGTGGTGGCGGCGTTCTGCAGATCGGCGCGGGCCAACTGGCGGTGATCCGCAGCTGCACCCAGCGCGGCCAGGGTGCGCGGACCGGCGAGACCGTCCGCCGGCAGGCCGGCCCGCCGCTGGAAAGCCTGGACGGCGGCCAGGGTCGTCGTGTCGAAGGTGCCGCTTTCGACGAGCGCGAAACCCTGGGTGGCCAAGGCCTGCTGCAGGGCTTGCACCGCCGGGCCCTGGTCGCCCTGGCGCAGTGACGGGGCCGCACTCATTGCAGATCCACCTTGCGGTCGAGATAGCGATCGGCCAGCTTGCGCACGCCTTCGACGCCGAGCAGGCCGATGACCCCGCCGAAGAAGGGCGCCGTGGTGCTGGACAGGCTGAACAGTTCGAAGCCGCCGCAGGCGCTGACGGTGATCAGGCCGCACAGCGGCGCCTCCAGCAGCATCTGGCGCCAGGTACCGCCGCCGTAGGCGACGCGCAGGGCCGCGACGCCCGTGCCGATCAGGCCGGCATAGAAGGAAGGCCAGTGGTCCTGGAACCAGGCGATCAGGAAGGCCCAGGTATCGGGACGGTCGGGCATGTCGGGTTTCTCGCGCATGGGATCAATCCCAGAGGTTCACCGGCTGTTGCACGGCGGTGCCGGCGGTGGCCGTGGTGGGGACGTCTGGCAGGGTGACGGGGGTGCCGATGGGCAGGACCGGGCCGAGCTCGGCCAGGCCTGGGTTGTAGTCGAGGGCGGCCTCGGTGACGCCGCGGGTGTAGCCGTAGTGCCGCAGGCAAACGAGATCCAGGGTGTCGCCTTGCTGGGTACGCAGGACGGTGGTCATCAGCGCAGCTCCTCGGGTCGCGGCCGGTTCGGATGGGAGAACGGGCCGGGGAAAGGGGTGGGATCGACCGTGCCGGTGGTCTCGCGGCATCGGGGCGAAGGTTTCAGGCATGGTCGAACGACAGCCACAGCGCGACAACGCGCGGGGGTTGTAGGTCTGAGGGGGACAAGCAGCAGCACGAGGGGTAGTTCCGGGTGTAATCCAAAGGATTACACCTTGCCGACGGCTGAGACCTTCAAGCACAAGGGCCGGAAAGCCGTCTTCGAGACCGGCAGTACCGGGGCATACAGGCGGCCCATGCGAAGCGGCTAAGCCTGGTGCTGGGGATACTGGATCAGGCCGCGACGCCTGAAGAGATCGACATGCCTGAGTTTCGCCTGCATCCGCTCAAGGGCAACCTGGCCGGCTATTGGTCACTGTCCATCAGTGGCAACTGACGGGTGATCTTTCGCTTCGACGGCGCCGACACCGAATGGCTCGACTATCTCGCCTACCACTAGGAGGCTCATGGCCATGCACAACCACCCGCATCCCGGCGCCGTTCTGCAGACGGTGCTCGAGGAAACCCCGATCAAGATCGCCGAGGCCGCCCGCCGGTTGCATTTCAGCCGCGTCTACCTGTCCGGCGTGGTACACGGCCGCAAGCCGATCCGCGCCGAGCTCGCTGTGCGCCTGGAGCGTGCCGGTCTGTCCACCGCGCGTTTCTGGCTGTCGATGCAGGCTGCCTACGACCAGTGGCAGGCCGAACAGGCCGAGCAGCCGGCGGTCGAGCGCATCGCCGCCGCCTGA